ATATAATATAAAGGAAAAAATATGTCTATTCTTGAGACTATCCAGTCCGGCAAAGAAAGCAAGCCGCCCCGTCTGATGATTTATGGTCAGGAGGGAATCGGAAAATCAACTTTCGCTGCTGCCGCTCCCAACCCGATCTTTATTCAGACCGAAGATGGTCTGGGAGAGATCAACTGCAAAAAGTTCCCGCTTGCTAAAACCTATGATGAGGTTTTGGCAGAACTCACAGCTCTCCGCGATGAACCGCACGATTTTCAAACCGTAGTCATCGACTCTGCTGACTGGCTTGAAAAACTGATCTGTGAGGACATCTGCCGCGAATACTGCGTCAAGACCATTGACCGTGTTCCCGGAAAATTTGGAACTGGCAACAATTATGTCGCGGCACGCTGGGGAGAAGTTCTTGACCTGCTTCAGGAACTCCGCGATAAACGTGGCATAATGCCGATCCTGGTCGCTCATGCCAAGGTGGAAACTTTCCGAGATCCGGAAAATACATCTTATGACCGCTACACTCCGAGGTTGCTTGCCAATGCCGCAGCTCTCATCGTGGAGTGGTGCGATGGAGTCTTCTTTGCCAGCAAAAAATTGCGGGTGACCAAAGAAACTTCCGGATTCAATACCGAGCGTGGAATTGCATCTGCCATCGGTGCGGAAGGTGGAGAACGCTATATCAAAACTATTGGCGGTCCGGCTTGCACAGCAAAAAACAGATTTGGTCTTCCCGGAGAACTGCCGCTTTCCTGGCAGGCATTTCTGGACGCCTATCGTAACGGAGTGCAGGAGTAATTATGAAAAATCAGATTATTACCCTGGACTTCCAAGTGGAGTGTGACCGCTGCCATCACCCCATCCGAGCCGGAGAAAAATGCTCCGTTTCAATGAATCCCCGGACTGGTAATGCCTACTTCTGCCATTTGCACTGCCCAACAGCTTGTGCCAACAGAAAATGCCATCCCCAGCCCCCCGTCAACACAAAAGTCATCGCATACGCATAAAATAAGGAGAAAAAACTATGCCTGCACTTACTTTCAATGCCAACAATGTCGCCCCGTCCACCGGATTTGATGCCATCCCTGCCGGGAAATACCAGGCTGTGATTTCGCAGTCCAGCATCAAAGCCACCCGCAATGGTTCCGGGAGTTACCTTGAACTCACCTTTGAAATTATCGATGGTGAATACAAAGGTCGCAAACTCTGGTCCCGCCTGAACATTGAGAACCCCAGTCAGAAAGCGGTTGCCGTTGCCCAGAGCGAACTTTCTGCCATCTGCCATGCAGTCGGTGTATTGGAACTCTTCCAGTCTGAACAGCTCCATGATCTGCCCATGACCATCACTGTCCGCTGCGTCAAAAATCCGGACACTGATGAGATGTCAAATGAAATCAAGGGCTATGCCGCTCCGCAGACTGCCACCCCGGTCCGCAAAGCTCAAGCAGTTCCTCCGCCTGTTGCAAACAATAATACCGCACCATGGAAACGCTGATGGAATGCGAACTGTATCTCCCATGGCCGCCAAGTAACAATACTTATTACCGCCATGTCGGACACCGGACTTTGTTGAGCCGGAAAGCTCACGCCTACCGGAAAGCAGTCCTGGGGATGCTGAAAGACCGTGTTCTGCCGGAATTCACCGGGGAGATAGAACTCTATGCGGAGTTTTATCCCCCCGACAAGCGGAAAAGAGACCTTGATAATTTGCTCAAAGGTCTCCAGGACACTCTTCAGCACGCCGGATTATTCCGCGATGACTCTCAAATTGTTCATCTTGACATTGTTAAAAAAGAACCGCACCGTCCTGATGGGCGGGCATATGTAAGGATCAAAGACTATGTTTTTCCAAACCAAATCCACCCGTTGCCGGATTGTCCGGGATTACCTTGACCGCCTGGATGATGATACTCTCCGCCTGGTCTGCTATATGTTTACACAAGGATATACTGACTGGCAAATCCGCCGTCAGCTCCGTTTGAGCCGTCCGAAATTCAGAGCTATCCGTGCTGAAATCGCCCAGGGGCTTCTGGACGCCGGAATCATCTTGCGGAGCGAGTGAAGATCATGCAATTACGCCAGTATCAGCAGCAGGCAGTTGATGCCGTATATAACTATCTCCGGCGTTATGATGATAATCCATGCGTGGTGATTCCGACAGCCGGAGGTAAAACACCGATTCTGGCGACGATTGTAAAAGATGCCATACAGCAATGGGATGGCAGAGTGATGATCCTTTCCCATGTAAAAGAGCTGCTGGAACAGGCTGTGGATAAAATCCATGCGGTCTACCCGGAGTGCGATATCGGAATTTATTCCACCGGACTGAAAAGATGGGACACCGACAATAAATGCATTGTCGCCGGAATTCAGTCCGCATACCGAAATACGGATGGTTTTGGAAAATTTGATCTCATCATCGTGGATGAAGCGCACCTTATCCCGGAAAAGGGAGATGGGATGTACCGCAACTTTCTGCGACGGATGAAAGATCACAATCCTGAACTCCGCGTCATTGGGTTGACTGCAACCCCATACCGCCTGACCAGCGGTCCGATATGCGCCCCGGATAATATTCTCAATAAAATCTGCTTTGAGGTCGGCGTAAAGGAACTGCTTCAGCAAGGATTTTTATGCCCCTTGCGGAGTAAGGCTTCACGCCAGGAAATCGATGCCTCCGGACTTCATGTCCGTGCCGGAGAGTTTATTGAGTCGGAAGTTGATAAACTTATGAATACCGGAGATCTGGTTGCTCAAGCCTGTTCAGAGATTATTTCTTATGCCAGGGAAAGAAAAGCAGTAATCATTTTCTGCTGCTCAATAGATCATGCACAGAATGTTCTGGCTCACATCCGTAAACATGACAGCACTGCAGAAGCAGTCTTTGGAGATACCCTGCCATCGTTCAGAGCAGAAATACTGGAACGGTTCAAAGCAGGGAAAATCAAATTCCTGGTAAATGTCGGAGTTCTGACTACCGGATTTGATGCTCCGAATATTGACTGCGTGGTATTGCTGCGGCCGACAGCATCTCCCGGTCTCTACTATCAGATGGTAGGAAGAGGTTTCCGTTTGCACCCGGATAAAAAGGATTGCCTTGTCCTTGATTTCGGCGGCAACATAGAACGGCACGGCCCAGTGGACTCAATACAGGTCGAACCCAAAGCAGATCGAGAAGAGCCTTTGGGAAAAACCTGTCCCAAGTGCCGGGAAGTAGTTCCGACAGCAGCAATGCTCTGCCATGTATGCGGTCACTCCTTTATTAAGGAAAAAGCAGAATCGGAAGAACGGGAAATCGGTCATGACGCAGCTCCTGCCAAAGTGGCGATTCTTTCCGGAGAAATCACTGATACGGAATATGCAGTTCAGTCTGTCAGATATTCCGTGCATGAGAAACGGAATGCAGAACCGGGCGCTCCCAGAACGATGAAGATTGAATACCGGATCAATATGCTTCAAAGTTTTTCAGAATGGATATGCCCGGAGCATGGCGGATATGTCAAGCAGAAATTTATCCGCTGGTGGAGAAAACACGCTCCCGGATGTGACCTGCCGCGAGATGCCCAGGATGCAGTATGGCTTGCCACAGAGGGAGCATTGGAGTGGCCGACTCACATAACGGTCAGAACAGTTTCAGGGGAAAAATACCCGAAGATAATCGGATACCGGTATCCGGAAAAACAGCAGGATCTGCCAAGCTTGGATGAGATCCCTTTCTAAAATGAGTTCAAGGAGAATAATACAATGGAAAAAATGATGTTCAAAGCAATGTATGGTGATAAGGCAGTCAGAATGGTTCTTGATGATGACGGACTGAGATTCATTATCCGCGATGTCTGCGATATTCTCGGATACAACAATCCCAACCGGATTCTGAACCGTCTCGGCAATACGCGCCGGGAATATGCAAAACTGAAAACTGATGGCGGCATTCAGAATGTCCGACTGGTCACCGATGATGAAGTCTGCAAACTGCTCTGTAACGCCAGGACCAGAGCGACTCCTGCCTTTGCCGACTGGTACTTTGATACCTTGAGTCCCCTTTCTAAAATGTTCAACAGGAGATGCTGCAAGTGAGTATTGAAACCGGAATTGCGGAAGAATACCTTGCCGCAAAACTTTCCGTTCTCCCGGCTGTCAGGGAAAAGAAATGTCCGGCAGTCGGAAAATGGAAAGTTTGGCAAGAGCGTCTTCCTACGGATGTTGAGATCCGAGCCTGGTTTGCCAACAGACACGATGCCATCTGCCTTATCTGCGGTAAGATTTCCGGTAATCTTGAAATCCTGGACTTTGATAATCACGGTGAACTGTTTCCGAAATGGAAAGAGTTGATACCGCAGGAACTCTATGAAAAACTGGTCATCGAGCAGACTCCCTCCGGCGGTTTCCATGCAGCATATCGTTGCAGCGATGAGATATGCGGTAATCTGAAACTTGCCCAGGGAGAGCGTGACGGCAAGCTTGTCACTCTCATTGAAACCCGTGGTAATGGCGGTCTTTTTCTCTGTTATCCGACAGAGGGATATACACTTAAACAGGCGGCGTTTACAAGTTTACAGATTTTATCATCTGAAGAACGAAAGCAGCTTTTTGATGCGGCATACTCTCTGAATGAGAAAACGCAGGGCGAAGCAAAAGAACCGCCTGACATCACCGACAGTGATCTCTTTGAAGAACGACCGGGGGATGACTTTAATGAACGCGGTGATATCCGTGACCTGCTGATTTGCCACGGCTGGACTCCCGTCCGGGTGGATGACGGCAACGAGTATTTCAGGCGTCCGAACAAAAGCGGCACTGGATGGTCAGCAAGTCTTAAGGACAGAGTGTTTTATGTTTTCACTTCAAACGCTTATCCTTTTGAACCGAACAAGGCATATTCTCCGTTCAATGTCTATACTCTCCTGGAACATAACGGAGACTATACCGCCGCCGCCAATACACTGTTGCAATACGGCTACGGCAAGGCAAGGGAAACTCCGTTGGTAAACTTATCCCCATTCCTGTCGCAAGTCTGCTCTGCCGCACCTTTGCACCCCCGGCAAAGCTCTATCCGTTCACTGGATGAATTGATGACGGAATTTCCGGAAATGAAACCGGTTCTGATCCACGGTCTTCTCCGTATCGGTGAAACGATGAATATCATTGCTCCGCCGAAAACAGGAAAGAGTTGGCTGGTAACAGATCTTGCGGCAGCAGTCGCAACCGGATCTCCGTGGTTCGGATATCCGTGTGAACAGGGAAAAGTCCTGATTATTGACAATGAGCTGCATCCGGAAACATCGGCGAACCGCATTCCAAAGGTAATCAATGCCAGGAACTATCCCATGAGTATCGTGCAGAGAAATCTGTTCGTGGAAAATCAGCGGGGATTCCTGCGGAGCATTTATGACTTGAAATCACGCCTGGAGGAAATCAAGGAGCATGGTTTCAAACTCATCATTATTGACGCATTCTACCGGGCAATGCCGTCCGGAATGGAGGAAAATGACAATGCGAAGATGGCAGAAATTTATAACCGTCTTGACAGTTATGCTGCTGAACTTAATTGCGCGTTTGTCCTGATCCATCATACCAGCAAAGGAAATCAGGCAAATAAAAGTGTCACCGATGTCGGTGCAGGAGCTGGCTCTCAATCCCGTGCCGCTGACGCCCATATTATCTTACGCCGTCACACTGAAGAAGATGCCGTAGTGATGGACGCCGTGGTAAGAAGTTTTCCCCCGGTCATGCCAATCGGTCTGCGATGGAACTATCCCCTTTGGAACTATGATATGTCCCTTGATACCGATGCACTTGA